CATTGACACTGTGTTATCGGATATATTCAGTTTCGTCAGTCCGGGCGGTTTCGTGTATTTCAACATATTCTGTAATCCGGCCGCGAAAACATTCCGCGACGGAACGAACGTCCATTTGACAGTTGAAATGCCGAAGTGGTGGGAGAAACGTTTACTGCAGTATTCGGATGACGACGTTACAATATGGGCAGACTATGATTACCGTAGTGACCACGTTCAGCCAGAAGAACTATGATCAGTATGCAAAAAATATGGTCGAAACGTTCCACAGATACTGGCCAGACGATATAAATTTGTCAGCGTACACGGATGTTAACGTTCCTGCGTGGGTCGACGTCCGACAGTTCGATGATTGGTTTCCAGTGTGGTACGCCGCTCAAATGTCCGAGGATTCGTGTGGTCTGGATCTGAAGCGAAACAGACCTGGTCGCGGCTATGATTTCAGGCGCGACTGCAAGCGGTTTTCGTTCAAGATCGCAGCCGTAACCAGCGCCGCCCGAACCATGACCAGCGGGTGGCTTGTTTGGATGGACGCCGACATCGTTACATTTCAACAGGTTGAACGCGATTGGCTGCAGCGGACAATCAACCCTGCGCCGTCCTGGATGACTTGGATCGACAGGATCAAACCATATCCCGAATGTTGTTTCATGGTCTGGGACATGGCTTCTGAGCATTCCAGGCGATTCATGGATGACCTGCGCGCGACGTACAGCAGTGGGCGTGTCTACAACATGAAAGAAACGCACGATAGTTATGTTATCCAGCAGGTTATTAAAGATGGTAGATATCCGCCCCCTGCGCCGTTGCATAACAAAATGTCGTTTCAGCGACATCATGCGTTTCCGTATACTGAACTCGGGCGAAAGATGGATCACCTCAAGGGCGATTCGCGTAAAAAATTAGGCCGATCAATAGAGAGGTGCAGATGAAACAGGTACATGGGATCTGGTTACCGGATAATGATGAGCATTTCGCTATACACCTGGAACGCGGACCAAAGCATAACGGTATTGGGACATACCAATATTCAAAAATTATGGAGGCTGTGAAATATATCCCCTCAGCGCGTCGACGCGTTGCGCTAGACGTCGGCGCCCATGTCGGTTTGTGGTCACGTGTTCTCGCGGATATGTTCCACAGTGTCGTCGCATTCGAGCCGGTTCATTGGAACAACGAATGTTTTGTGAAAAACGTCACAGCTGAAAATGTCAGTCTGTGCTCCTATGCGCTTGGTGATCACTCTGGAACGTCGTCGATGAGCAACGATAACGTTGTGAATTCCGGAAACTGGCGCATCGATCCGAAGGGAAATACGCACGTCGTATCTGTCATGCTCGATGAGTTCGACACGAAAGATGTTGACTTCATAAAGATTGACGTGGAAGGACGCGAACTTAACGTTATTCACGGTGCGAAGAAAACAATACTCCGTGATAAACCGTTTATGCTTGTTGAACAGAAGCCACGTAACGCGGAACGTTATGGTTACACACAAACGCAAGCCGTCGACACATTAAATTCGTGGGGTGCAAAGGTCATCTGGATAAAATCAGGCGACTATTTCATGGGGTGGTGAAATGTTGTTTATTGGATTCGATAGACGCGAATTAGTACAGTATCTAGTCGCCAAGGGTTCGGCGAGGTCGTTTCGAACCCAACCGATCATTACAGCGCCGCTGGCCAAAGACGACTTGATCGACCGCGGTTTATACTGGCGTGAAACCAGGTACGACAACGGTCAAATGTACGACGTCATTTCGGACGCTCCAATGTCGACCGATTTTGCAATCGCCAGGTTCTTCGCGCCCCTGCTGGCGCGTGGCCAGCGTTACGTCGCGTTTGTGGACTGCGATGTTATGTTTCGGTGTTCACCCGCTCGGTTGATCGAAGCGCACGAACCGGGCAAAGCGGTCAGCGTCGTGAAGCACCTGCACGAACCAACGACGACCGTCAAAATGGACAACCAGCTGCAAACGCGGTATGCCCGCAAAAATTGGTCGTCCGTCATGGTCTTTGATACATACCATCCTAAAATCAAGGGGTTAACGCCTCAATTCCTGAATTCGGCAACCGGCCTCGAACTTCATTCGTTCTCATGGTTGGATGATTCTGAAATTGGTGAGTTGTCCCCTGAATGGAATTATCTGGTAGGCTACACGCCACGCATGTTGAATCCGTTCCTCGTGCATTGGACAGAGGGCGCGCCATGCATGCGCGGCTATGAACAGGCTGAATTCGCGGATGAATTTTGGCAGCATTTCGGGAGGGCCCTATGAATCTGGTGCAGGTGCAGGCTCCAATGCTCGATGTGGTCGACCTGACCACGGCGAAGAACGCATTGCGCATCGATACGGCGGCCGACGACACCCGCGTTATGGATCTGGTTCGTGCTGCGACGCATCTGCTTGAAGGCGCCGGCGGGAGCGACGGCATTCTCGGACGAGCTCTTATGCCTCAGACCTGGAGGCTGGAGCTTTCGGACTGGCCAGGGGACGACGAAATTCTGGAGCTCCCCATGCCGCCGCTGATCGCGGTTACGTCCGTGACCTATCTCGATACGAATGGGGCGGAACAGACTCTCGCGTCGACAGTCTATCGCACGCGTATCACTGCAGGGCGTGGACAGTTCATGCTGGCGGATGACCAATCGTGGCCCACGGCTATGGATGACTATCCCGACGCTGTGCGCATAACGTTCGACTGTGGCTATCAGGACGCCGCGTCGCCATCGTCCAATCCAGTCCCGGAATGTATCAGACAGGCGATTCTCGTTTTGGCCCAGTCGATGTATGATAGGCCGGGCGACGACATACCGGCCGCAGTCTATTCGCTGATCCGCCCGTTTCGTGTTGGAATGTTGGGAGCGTTGTAATGTCGTATGTTGTAGCAAGAATTCGTGAAGACTCCGATAGTTTCGAAATGAAGAATTTCGAGTTCGTCGCAGCATTCACGACGCGTGCAGCCGCCAATGAGCGGTTGGCAGAAGAAGAGGGAAACAATCCAGGATACTCGTATAAAGTATTCGCGTATCACGCATGGGTTGATAGATTCGAATGAGGTGATTATGTCGCATAAGGGATACGTATTGGCGCGTCGGTATGTCGGAAGTACTGGCAACAGATACGAACAGAAACCGAAATCTGAATATAATGCCGTGGATATGTTTGACGGTGATGATGATTACGGCGAAGCCGACCGCGAACGTATCAAGCAACAACGCGCGAACCCCGATTATGTCTATGAAATATTTAGCAAATCCGAGTGGGTTCTCAGCTAATGCCAGAGCGGGCGCTGATAGATTACCTGTTAGCTGACGCTGCGGTTAGCGCTGCAGTGTCAGCCCGCGTCTATCCTGTTGCCCGTCCACAGGGAACACCAATTCCCGCGATCACGACTCACAGAGTCACGGGCGGGCCGCTGTACGCTGATGACGGTGTCGTCGGCATCACCCGGCTATCCATGAAGGTGGTCAGCTACGGCGAAAGTTACGCCGCGGCCAAGGGACTGTCTGAATCAGTATTTTCCAGATTGTCAGCCGTTCGCGATGTCGCACAAAACGACATTGTGTTCATCTATATAATGATCGACAGTGAACAGGACAAACGAGAACTCGGGTCAAACAAATACCGTTATGAATACAGCGTTGAACAAACCTATACAGTACTTGTTCAAGACGCTGGATTGGCAACGATATATGGGGCGTTCAGTTCAACGATTACAGTTGCGTTCACCGCAACGGCGTTCGCAACGCCATCAGCTGGTTATGGTCAGCTATCTGCTGTCGTCCCGACCATCGCCCTGACGTCGACTGTGATCGTGGGCGACGTCGCCACCCTGTCAGCAACAGTCCCCACAATCACCCTGGCGGCAACTGGAACGGTCGATAACTTCGCTGCCCTGGTGGCAACCGTCCCCACAGTCACCCTATCGTCATCCGCGACAGTTGGTGACTTCGCCGCCCTGGCGGTCGTCGTCCCCACGGTGTCGTTGACGGCGGCGGGATATGTCGGGATTGCCGACACTATTCTTGGGGCCCTGGCCTCCACCGTCCCCACGGTGTCGCTGGCCTCGAGCGGAACCGTGGGCGATATCGGCGTGTTGGCCTCCACCGTCCCCACGGTGTCGCTGGCCTCGAGCGGAACCGTGGGC